AATACAAAAGAAAAATTAAGTCATGGCGGAAGAATTAGATTATAAAGTAAAGGTGGACACCACCGAGGTTGACCAAGCAGGATCCTCGTTTAGCAAGTTTGCAAGTAGTGCCAAACAAGCCGCATCGGGTTTGACATCCAAGTTATCCGACATGGGTGATAAGTTTGGGGAATTGCCAGGTTCATTGGGACGAACTGCATCCGCATTTACGGGATTAGGTAAATCAATGATGATATTGGTGGCCAACCCACTTGGGGCGATATTGGCTGCGCTTGTGGGCATCTTTGCGGGGCTTCGTGCTGCGCTAACAAAGAGCGAAGCGGGTATGGATGCCCTTGCCCGTGTTACATCCATTTTCGGGGCTATATTGAACCCAATTATCCAAGCCGTTTCAGGGTTTGCCACATTGCTTGTTGATGGTTTGGCAAATGGTTTGGAATTGGTTGCCAGTTTGTTTGGTTCGGCGGCATCGGAAGGAAGTAAACTTGCCTCAATGCAAGATGAATTAGAGGATAGGGAATTGGCATTGAATGAAGCCCGTGCAAAAGGTAACAAGGAATTGGCACAAGCCCGTGAATTGTTATCGGATTCAAACGCATCATTGGCCGACAGACAAAAGGCATTGGAACAAGTGCGCAAAAGTGAAACCGATTTGGCATCCAAGGAATTGAAGTTTGCACAAGATAGGTTAGATGCTGCCAAACTTGACCAAAAATTAAACGGCGAAACTGAGGAAACCAAAAAGGCAATCAGTGATGCCACGGTTGCAATGCAAAACGCAGAAACGGAATTGGCAGCCAAACGAAGGTTGTTTAATCGTGAAGCCAAAAAACTTGATAGGGAAGAAGAAGAACGCAAAAATGAAATGGCAAAAGCGGAGATAGAAAGACAAAAGGAATTAGATGCCAAGCGAAAAGAATGGGGTGACGCAAGGCGTGAAGCATCAGACAAAATCCGTGAAGCCGATAGAAATAACATATTGAATTCAATTAAGGATGAAGAAGAAAGGGCAAAGAAACAAGCGGAGTTTGATTTGGATAACGCCAAACGGGAAATAAATCGTGGCAAATTTACGGCAAAGGAAAAAGCAAGGTTAACACAAGAAGCGGAAGAAGCCAACCAAATCAAGTTAACCGAGATTTCGGAAAACGCTGAAAAGAAAAGGTTGGATGATAAGAAAAAAGCAGCGGAAGAATTAAAGTCGTTCATGGAAAAATCCGCAGAGGATGAAGCCAAGTTTATTGATGACCAATACGCCAAAGAACAATTGAGGTTGACACAAACCTTAACCAACGAAAAGGAATTACAAGATGCCTTGACCAAATTGGAATTGGAAAGGTTACAAAACCAAATCCAAGCCCGAAAGGATAATGGGCAATCCACAACAGAATTGGAACAACAATTGGCAAACAAGCGAATCGACATTGCCAAGGATGAAGAAGCCAAAAAGAAGGATTTGGCACAAAAGGAATTTGATACAAAGATGGCCATATTTGATGCCACATCAAACGCACTTTCAGCGTTGGGAAATGCCGTTGGTGAAGAAACGGCCACGGCAAAGACATTGGCGGTTGCGGGTGCAATCATTGACACTTATGCGGGTGCAACAAAAGCATTGGCAGCGGGTGCGGGAACTCCCGTAGGTTATATAAACGCAGCGGCCATCATCGCAGCGGGTTTCGCGAATGTTCGCAAAATGACGGCAACACCCGTGCCAGGTGCAAGTGATACGGCATCATCCGCACCAAGCGGACCAAGTGTATCAATCGTGGGTGGTTCAGCCGATCCGTCAGCGCAGATTGCAAGGTCATTGGCACAACAAAACCAAAAGCCAATCAAGGCGTATGCGGTGGCAACGGACATGAGTACACAACAAGCCCTTGACCGAAGAATCCAACAAAACGCAACATTCCCTGGATAAATCGTTATATAGTTATGCAATTAAAAGGTATTAGAGTAGAATTGGGGTTGTTGGATGATTTGGTCAACATTTCCATAGATGCTTATGACAAAGCGTTGATTGGTTCAAACATTGCCAAGTCAAGACAAATGCTTCAAGATTCAATCAAGGTTTCCAACAATGGTTTAGCACAAGCCAAAAAAGGTTTAGAGATGGCAAAAACATTGGGTGATGAAAAATTGATTGGTGCATTTACCCGTTGGACAAAAGATTTTGAGGGGAAAATTAACCTTGCAAATAAAAACATAAAAGTATTAGACCAATTAGATATAGCATAAAATATGAAAACATCATTTGAAAAATTCATGGCATCAAGTGCCGTTCAATCAGTTGAGTTGTCAACTGTTAAAGTTGATTTGGCATTGGTTGACGATATTCAAAGAATGGTTAATGCGTTGAACTCACAAAAATCAATTGACGATAAAGTTATTAATGACACCGTAAAGATTTTACGCCCATTGCAACAATTGAAAAGGGATGGAGTGAATCAGGTTAAAACCAATGATAGTGTTGTTAATAGTTCAATTGATAAAATTAAACTTGCCAAAGATTTGTTGTTAAAAGCAAGTCAAATGTCAAAGGCATTGGGCGTTGATTTGAAATCAATCCAAGGTTATGACGAAGTGGTGAAATTAGTTACTGTTTTGGAAAAGAATATCCAACGCCACAAAGAATACACAAGCGAACTAAAACAAGTTATCTAATGCGTATCGTTGAACTCATATTGGATGAACAACAAATGGCAAGTGGCATTGATGCGATAAGCATCGTGGAAGCCCCCGCCATTGAATCCAATTTTGTTGCGTTAAAATCCCATGAAGTAAAGTTTGCCAAGGTAGATGCTGAAAAACGCATCTTAATGGGTCCGATATTGATTCCAGACAAACCCATATACCGCAAACAAATTGTGGATGGGGCTATGGATGAATTTTACATTTACTTTTCCAAGGATACCGTACGCAAAGCATCACAGATGTTTTTGATGAAGGGCAATCAAGGCAACGCCACTATTGAACACGAATTGGCGGTTCAAGGTGTTTGCATGGTTGAAACTTGGATTAAGGAAGATATGGAAAAGGACAAATCGGCCATCTATGGGATGAACGATCCGATTGGCACATGGATGGGTTGTTTGAAAATCACCAACGATGATGTGTGGAATGATGCCAAAGATGGCAAGTTCAAAGGATTCAGCATTGAAGGTTATTTCGCAGACAAAATGAAGATGAGTAAACAACCATCATTACTTGATGAAGTGGTGGCACTTTTAACCGAATATAAAAAATCAAAATAATATGCAACTTAAAGGGTACAGAATTGAATTAATTGATGTTAAGGCAATTGAGAAATTACTTAAACAATCACTTGCAATGGGTGATTCAGTGAGTAAAGGCGTTCAGCGAATCGCTGGTGATATTCAGCCAATGGCAAGCCAAATCAAAACCGCGGTTAAAGATTTGGAAAAGATACAAAGCCAATCAAGAACCGCAATGGTTCAGGCAGAAAGAGCCAAGCAAAAAGGGCAAGCCGATTTAATGCGTAAAATTTACGATAAGGCAACCAATGGGATTGCTCAATATAGCAAGTTGGCAAAATCGTTGAACAGTTTTAGTAAAATACTGTAAAAATCTAACAATCTAAAAAAATAAAGTTTTATGAGTATGAACGCAGAATCAATCTTGGACCGCATCATGGTAAAATTGGGTATCAATGAACCCGTTGCCGTGGAATTGGAACAAGTAAAAACCGAAGATGGCCAAGCCATTTTTGAAGCGGATGCCTTTGAAGTAGGTCAAGCAATTTTTATCGTAACCGAAGATGGTAAAATCCCCGCACCCGCAGGTGAATTTGCCATGGAAGATGGTAACATCGTTGAGGTTGATGAAAATGGTGTAATCGTTGAAATCGCGAAGAAAGAAGCCGAAGTTGAGGAAGAAGAAATCGTTGAGGAAGTTGAAGCCGAAAACGATATCATGAAAGACGAAATCAAGGAAGAAATGGGAATGAAACCAAAGAAAACCGTGAAATCTAAAACCGAAATGGAAGAATCTTATTTCAGCGCACAAATCAAAGAACTTGAAGCCAAGTTTGAAGCCCGTTTGTCAGCGTTGGAAACTGAAAAGGTTGCATTGTCAGCACAGAACGCTGAATTGGAAGAAAGATTGGCGACTGAACCCGCCCCACACACTCCATTCAACCCCGAAGCAACAACCACAAGCAAAATGCATTTTCACATTTCAAGCAAGCGTGAAAAGACAATTAAAGACCGAGTATTTGACCAACTTTTTAACTAAACCACTAAAATGAACAATAAATTAAACAAAATCAATTTGAGTGGCCCAACAGTATCTCCAAATACCTACGCGGGTTTATTTGGTAACAAATACATTGCGGCTGCGTTGTTGTCAGGCGAGACCTTGGCAAAAGAACTTATCACATTGCACCCCAATGTTGCCTTCAAAGAAGTTATCCGTAACTACCAAGATTCAATCACCATTGCCGATGCAACTTGTGATTTCACTGATTCTTCATCAGTAACTTTGGGTGAATATGTGTTGACTACCATTGAAAAGCAAGTGAACTTACAACTTTGTAAGAACCAATTGCGTACTACATGGGAAGCAGCACAAGCGGGTTTCAGTGCATTTGAAAAATTGCCTGCAACTTTTGAAGAATTCATGTTGGCACAAACCGCTGCCGAAGTAGCACAAGCAAACGAATTGGGTATTTGGAAATCAAATTTGTGGTATGATTCCGCATTGGTTCCTGGTCAAGATGGTATGGTTGGTTATTTGATTGACAACTCTGCAATCGTTCGT